CCCAATCGGCTTTAAATGCTAACCAACCACGAACACAACATTCCGTTAATGCTTTTTCCAATGTCCAACCCGCTTTGTTGGCTTCTTCTTTGATGTTGTCAACAACCCGCGGTGTTACGGGTGCGCGTTTTCTAATTCTTAAAGATTTAAATTCTTCCCAAATTTCGGATGAAACGCCTTCAGGCGGTGTTGCTGTTTTAGTTACGGTTTTAGTTTCGGTTTCGGTTACGGTTAAAGGTACATTCGTATGTATGTCGCATACAGTTGTATGCAGTTGTATATCATCGTATGTATTTGCAGGGAACTTGCTTTCTTTTGCACGGGGGATGTTGTCCCATTTTGTCATTTGTAAATATGGCTTGCCCTGAACCATATAAATTTCAATCAAACCGTTTTCTGCAAGTTCTTTCATCAGAACTTCGGTTTTAGTAGCGTTGATTGAATCCTTTACGGGAAAACAAGCCGCTTTAATCATTGGGGGGCGGGCATCGTATCGCCCAAAATCATCTACCGTTACAAGCAATCGGTAGTAAAGATTTTCCGCTAATGGGGAAAGTTTTTCGATGGCTTCGCTGTCGCGAATACCTGATTTCAGATACCTAGTAGGCATAATTTCACCGCTTTAAAAACGCCCTTTGGAAAGAAACGGCGGCAGGGGAAAGGGTGAACCCTTTTCGGTTGGGTAATTAGTCCAACCTAGCCGTGTTTCAAAAAATTGTATCAAAGAATCAGCAGTTCATGTAAAACTTTGTGTTCTTCATGTGTCATTTGCCAATACTCATGTTGCGCTTTGTCTTTATACCAATGATAAAAAACCAAATGGTATAGCGAATCTTTCAGCGATTCGTTTTCAGTAGCAAACGCCATGTGTTGCAACATGAATGATTTGTACTGCAAGTAGTTTGTTATCTTTTTCATTTGAACCAATCAGGTTTAAGTAACTTCAATTGCCAAAGCCTAGCCGTAGGAATGTCTTTCCATTGGCTAATTGCCGATTGCGATACGCCTAGCAATTCCGCTAATTCGGTCTGATTGCGTACCTTGGTTAACAATTCTTGTTTAGTCATACCTTATTATAAGCCAACTTATAGATTGTTGCATAGGGGAAACTACCTAGAAAATATTTTTAAAAAGTTGTTGACATGGGTATTAGCTAGCTTATAATTCACCCATGCCCTAAACAAACGGGGTCTTTTAAAAAGGAAACAAAATGCAAACAGTTCAAATTCAAACACGCGGTATCTGCCAATGCTGTGGTCGCGAACAAGCCATCGTTAACGGCAAAATGGCAAAGCACGGTTACACCGTTGAATGTGGTTGGTTTCAAGGCGTGTGCGCAGGTAAAAAGTTTGCACCAATCCAAGTTAGCCGTACAGAAACAGATGCAATCATTGCTTCAGTTCGCCAAGAAGTTGCAGAATTGATTGCCAAGGCAAATAGCGTTGCTTCAGGTGATTTGAAGCCCGCAACAATTGTTCGTTCACCCCGCTTCAAAAAAGAAGTTATCGCATTTGCTGATGCTCAATCTTGGGAACAAGCGGATGCAATCAAGCACATGGAATTCACTTTCCGCAGAAATGCAGAAATGGGCGTTGATTTTGCCAACATGATGGAAAAGATTGCTAACGAATTCCACGGCAAAGAATTGGTCAAAGTTGAAAAGAAACCCGCCGCTGAATTCATCATGCCCCGCGACCAAAAGATTGATGCCCAAGGCAATGTTTGCATTTGCACATCAGTAGAGGGCGCACGGGTTTACTTCAAGTTCGACAAGAACGGCAAAACTTACAAAACTTGGATTGGTAGCCAAGCATGGCGCAAACTGGCAAATGCCTAAGAAAACGGGGGGCGAAAGCCCCCCTAGGGAAACTACTTAGAAAATAATTTAAAAAAAGTGTTGACCTGTATATTAGTTGGCTTATAATTACACCATGCCCCGAACTTTTTGGGGTCTTATAGAAAGGCAAATCAAATGACCGCAATTCTCAAATCAGCAATGGCAATCGATGAACTGGCTAACACCCTTCAGCAAATTGCACGCGATGACAATAAGCAAGTTACCGATTACACCAATGCTGAAATCGTGCATGAGGCTAAATATGTTCTTAGTTGCTTCCATGAAGATGGTCACTTAAACAATGAAGATTACAAAGGTGAAAACGGCGAAGAACAATACAAATGGGCAGTTGGTCAGGTTCGCAAGTTGAACGCGTTTATCAAGAAATTTGCATAAAACACACACTAGGGAAAGTACCTACAAAAATATTTTAAAAAAGTATTGATGTAGGTATTAGTTGGCTTATAATTCACCCATGCCCTAACTTCTAGGGTCTTTTAGAAAGGCAATCAAATGAACGCACCATCTTTTAGTTTCAACTATGTTGAAAGAACCCAACCCAATAGTTACTTTGGCGTTTTCTGCATCGTTAACGATGACGGTGAATGTTTTGAAACTTTTTCTTTTGATGATGTTGAAAAAGGTTATCAAGTTTGGTTAACTTATTTGACCAAAGAAGAAAAAGCGCAATGGGATGAATATGTTTCCGATTGCGATGCCGCAGAAGCGGTTGCATACGAACAACAATGCGAACGCTTGCATTTCTCATTTAACTAAACCAAACGGGGGCTTAGTCCCCCATCAAAGGACAAAACAAAATGAAACACAAAATCATCACCACAATTATCGAATGTGCCTTGGCTATCGTCATCTTTGGCGGTTGGGGCGTACTGTTGGCTTGGAGGGGTTAAGCATGAACACACGATTTCTAAAACGCGTTCGCGCCATCTTTGCCGCCTACGATGCACCACCTGAAGTTATCCGTTCCTATCAACGGCAATGGGTTCGTTCGGTTCGCCAACTTGGGGATAACTGGTTAATTGCTAAACAAGTAAAAAGGATTGAACAATGAAACAAATTGCCACGGCATTGGTGCAAGCACAAAAGGCATTTGCACCCGCTTTAAAGAACGCCTACAACCCGCATTTCAAAAACAAGTACGCTGACCTTGCCGCGTGTGTTGAAGCGGTTATAGACGCGCTAAACAATAACGGCATTGCCCTTGTGCAAAAAACCCGTGAATGTGTAGGCGGCGTAATGGTTGAAACTATCTTTGTCCATGAATCAGGCGAAACAATTGATTGTGGCGTTCTACAGTTTCCAGTAGTTAAGAATGACCCGCCCGCTTATATGTCGGCATTGACATACGCCCGCCGCGGTTCGTTGATGGCGGCTTGTGGAATTGCACCTGAAGATGACGATGGCGCAATGGCAACTATCCCTGTAAAGAATGTTGACGAAAGCGCCCTTATAGACCACTTGGCAACTATTGACGCATCAACCAACCAAGATGATTTGAAAGCCGCCTACAAAGCCGCATACGCCGCTTGTAACGGTAATGCTGATTGGCAAAAGAAAGTTATTTTCGCAAAAGATAAAGTAAAGGCTAAATTATGAAATACGTTACTGAAGCATACGATGTGTTGGTTGAACAATTAAAAGCAGAAAAGCAAGAACTGTACGATAGGCTTGATGAAGAAATTGGCACAAATTCAACAATCATTTTGGGTTTGCTTAAATACATTGCAAACAAAATTGATTTGGAATCTGCAATGGAAATTGCCAAGTTTTACGATTCGCAATACCCCGATGAACAATTGGTTCGTTATATTGAAGATGAATTTGGGGCATCTAATGATTGAACAAGGTACACCCGAATGGTTTGCCGCCCGCTTGGGCAATGTCACGGCATCCCGCGTTGCTGATGTAATCGCTAAAACTAAAAGCGGTTATTCAGCATCACGCGATAACTACATGGCGCAATTGATTTGCGAACGCATGACCAATACGGTTGCAGAATCGTATAGCAATGCGGCTATGCAATGGGGTACGGAAACAGAACCGTTAGCCCGTGCCGCGTATGAATCTTATGCGGATGTTTTGGTTGACCAAGTTGGTTATGTTCCAAACCCTTGGCTTGGTCGCGCAGGGGCTTCACCTGATGGGCTAGTAGGCAAACAAGGATTGATTGAAATCAAATGCCCTAACACCGCCACGCACATTGATACATTGCTAAGTGAAACCGTACCTACAAAGTACATCACACAAATGCAATGGCAAATGGCTTGTACGGGTCGCCGATGGTGTGATTTTGTATCGTTTGACCCTCGATTGCCCGATGGCTTGCAATTGTTTGTTAAGCGCGTTGAATACGATTCAGAATATATTGCAATGCTTGAAAAAGAAGTTGCATTATTCTTAGAAGAATTAGACACAAAGATTTTTAAACTGAACGAAAGATTGAACCATGTCAACTAAATTAGACCTTATCGCTGTTGTCGGTGAATACACCGATGCCCAAGGCAACAACAAAAAACGCTTTTCCAAAATTGGTACGCTTTGGGATAAAGGGCAACAAGGTATTAGTTTAAAGATTGACCATATCCCCGTTAGTTGGGATGGTTGGTTAAGTGCTAAACCGCCGCTTGAGCCGCGCACACCGCAACGCCAAGCCGCGCCTATGCCTGATGATTTTGACGTACCGTTTTAAATAATGGGGGGAAAGTTGCATTTGCGGCAACCAAAATAGGTTATGCGACGAGGCGTAAATGTGATTAGTACCCCCGCCTTATAGGACACTACAAAATGGATGATTTATTTGAAAAAGAATACTTAGCCAAGATTAGTAAAGATTATTTAAAAGTCTTGCAAGGCGATGGCGGGAATTGCCCATGTTGTAAACGCTTTGGTAAGTACAACGGGTTCACCATCACGCATAAGAACGCGCAAGCATTGATTTGGATTTACAAAAGTGCCGCGGTTGATGGTTGGGTAAACACCGCTAAAAATGCACCACGCGAATTTATGCGGGCTAAAACTTTTACCAATATGCGTTATTGGGGATTGATTGAAGCGCACCCAAACGATAGAAAAGAAGTTAAAGGGTCGGGTTATTGGCGCATCACGCAAAAAGGCGTTGACTACATCAGCGGCAAAATGCGCTTGCCAAAGAAAGTATTTATTTACAATCGCCAGTTGGTTGGCTTTGGCGAACAACAAGTTTATTTTAAAGAATGTTTTAAAGAATACTTCAACCTTGAAGAAGCCATGAGTTCACAATTTAACAAAGAAGCAATATGAGTTACGCAAATTCAGAAATCGCCGTTATCCAATGGGGTGAAGCCCGCGGCATCGTACAAAACAGTACGCCTTATGCGCAAGCCCTAAAAACAAAAGAAGAATTAGACGAATTGTTTGATGCAATATCCAAACAAGATGTAGCCGCAATGAAAGATGCTTACGGCGATATTTTGGTTACGCTTATCATGGGTTGCGCCTGTGCTGATTTGGATTTGGTCGAATGTCTTAAAGGCGCATACGATGAAATCAAACACCGCAAAGGCTACCTAAATAAAGATGGCATCTTTGTAAAAGAATCAACTTAAAAACAAAGCGCGTTCATCAATGCGGCGGTTCTGAAGTCCCCTAAGAACCTTGCCGCCCGCCATGCAATATTTCATTAGTTCTTCCGATGCGCCTTCTTTGTCGCCCCGTAATAACTTTTGTCGTAGCGTGCTTCTTTGAAGTGTTCCCAAGCCCACATTAAAAGAAAAAGATACCAACCCATCAAACATACCTTGTGTAAGTGGTACGGGGCAAAACTTTTCCACACCGCGTTCAAATCTATCAAGGTCGGTTCTAAGAATTGCATTTACTTCATCCATTGAAAATATGCGTTCATCTTCAGGGCGCAAAGGCAAGTTGGCGCGTTCTTCAATCTTTAGTTTGCCGTGTTCGGGGTACATCACATGACCAACCCCAATAGTCCATAACTTAGCGGGGCATCGGTAGGGGCGTTGGCGCACCCCTTCGTGATGCTGAATCATCTTAATTGCTTTGTCGGATACTTTCATTTTCCAAACGCCCGACCACCAAAGTGGAAAGCAATAATGCTTGCAAACAATGCTTGCGTATCAGAATCCCAAAGCATTTCAGCAAGTTCTACAAAACCTGTGCCTTGATGCCAACCGTAAACAAACAAACCAATATCAACAAACAACAACAAGAAAAAGAAACCGTAGGTAATGACGGGGCGAACCGATGCGCGTAGGTTTCGCATCCATTGCGATGTACCCTCATTCATTGCGGTATCGTGCGCGTAGATGGCTTGCATTTCGGCTTGCTGTGCGCCTATAACCGCTTGCTTAATGTTGCTAGTGGTTTCCATTTCTAATTGTTCGCTACGGATGTGTTCCACGCGTTCTTGTGCTTCGTAGCCCAACTTACGCATTTCTAATTCGCGTTCAATTTGTAAACGGGCTAGTTGCAGTTCATGCGCTTTATCTGCCCTATCTTGGAAAAATTCCAAGAACTTGGGTATGCCGCCCATAAGAAAAGAAATAAGGGTTGAAAGTAAAGTTAGCATTATCCAAGTCCAATCATTCCAAGAAGTTTATCTACAATTTTTGAAGCCAATTCATCGGGCAATCGCTGAAGTAGGCCAAGCACATAATATGCGATACACATTCGCACAAATATTTTTAGCCATTGGTCAAACTGTTTTTGGTACTCATTCACCGACCGCAACCCGTCTTAGCGCACATGGTTTGTATCTCAGCAATACCCCAACCTACTGCGCCTAAAAACATAACAATTACAACAATGCCAATAGCCCACGCCATTTGTTCGGCTTCAGCTTCTTTGCGTTTCTTTTCTTCTTCTTTTAACTTACGCGCTTCAATGGCATCGTCCCTATCCATTTCAAGTTTACGCGCCATCATCTTGTTGTAAACGTCAATATTTCCCGTCTGCATATAAAGCAATTGAAGTTGATTTTGCAGATTGCGGCTATTCATCAATGCGTTTTCTATACGCATCGCAATTTCAAAATTGGATTTCCCGCCGTTGCGCTTGGCGGCAATCATGCTTTTTGTGGCTTGGCTTTCTGCGTCAAACAAACGCCCAACCATCACCGATAAGCCGCCTATATCTTTGGCTACCGCTTGCGCCTTTTTAACAAGGCTTACGGCTTTCTCTAGCCCTTCTAGTGCGGTTATCGGGTCTATCATTTTATTTAAGCAATGATGCCCAAATTACGCCCGCCATTGACACCAACATGATGCCCGCGGTTTTAATTAAGATGCCTTCTAACCTTTTTAAACGAGCGTTGATTTGCTCATAACGCAACGCGCATACGGCTTCATGGCTATTCAGTCGGGCATCCGTTTCGTTCATGGTTCACAACATCAAAGGTTTTAAAATCAGCATCCATAAACTGAAGATTGTTCTTCAATCGTTGGTCATCAGGCGCTAATTTTATGGCTTCTTTCAAAAGTTGTGTTGCTTCATCTTTAAGGCCAAGATGCCATGCTGAAATGCTTGCCAAGTCCCAAGGTTGTGCGCCCCAAACATCAGGGTTCATTGTGTAAACCAAAGCCTTATCTTTGATTTCTAACGCTGATTTAGCCGCTGAATAACATTCAACCCAAAGGCTACGGCGGTAACAGAACATCGCCAGTTCGCACCAAGGTTCGCGTGTATTAGGCGCTTCAGCAATCGCAAGGCGATACCACTTATGCGCTTCGGTAGCCATTCCTAATTCATCGTGCGCTTTACCCAACAAACGCATTGCATAGCACCGTTCGTTTTGCCAAGTTGCTTCAGGCATTGCAAGGTACTTATTTAGCGCCACGATAGCATCGCGCCAACGGTAGTAGAAAGTTAGTTCCCGTGCATGATAGAAAGCATTACGAGGACAATGTGGGTCTTCTTTAACCGCCAGTTCAAGCAATGGCATATATTGCCCGCGTGATTTGGTGTTGTCGGGGTGATGGCTTACCAATAACATATCGGTATGCGCGTAGATTTCGTTGGTACGCCCATCAGGTCGGGGGTACTCATGCACGGGATGATGCCAATGGTAGCCGTGACGATGATGGATTTTTTCGTAGAAGAAACTAATGCCGCATCCCCAATCAAATTTATATCTCAGTCGGGTTGTGTTTTCTTGCCACACGCGTTCAATTTCTTCGCGCCAACCTTCTTCTAAGATTTCATCAAGGTCTAGCGAAATACAAACGTCAATGTCACGCGGGATTAACGCTAATGCGGTATCGCGGGCTTTGTCAAAACGCCAAGGCGAAATGCAAATGTCGTGAACTACCGCACCGCTTTCAATTGCCAATTCAACGGTGTTGTCAGTAGAACCCGTATCCGCAATCAAGATTAGGTCGGCATTTTTAGCAGAATTGCAAAAGCGCTGAACAAACATTGATTCGTTCTTGCTGATTGCATAAACCGCTATTTTTAATCGTTGATAAACATAAACACCAATTTCATTGTCAATGCAATGTTTCTTTGGCTTACCAAAAGTGTTTACGATTCTGTCGTGATTCCAGTTATCTTCTACATGAACTTCATACGGGTTGCCATCGTATTCACCTTGTGGGTAATGACCCAAAGGGATGCTAACAATAACAGTATTGCAATGTTCGCGTAGTTTCTTTAAAACGGCAACCGCTTGGCTTTCCGTCATGTGTTCAAGAATGTCACCACAAAAACAAATGTCGTATCTTTGCGATGGCGACCATTCCCTAACATCTTCAACCAATACGGAATCGTACTTTTCGGTTAGGTTGTACTTTTCAACATAGGGTTGCCATATTTCTACGGCTGTCCAATGTTCCCCTAATGCGGGGAACATATCTCTATAAGTGCCGCTACCCGCGCCAACATCTAAGATTGTTTTACCCGTTAAGTTTAGTGATTTAACAAATTCTTTTCCTGAATTACTGCTAAATGGCATTGTCTTATCCTTTAATATTGTGTCTTTTATTGTACTGGGAACGGTTGTGTTGGTACTGTAAAGTTTTGCGTGTAACGGGCATATCCGTTGGTTATACGCAAATCATCCATGTAACCATTAAAGTAATTAGAACTACCGCCACGCGAACCAATATACAGCGGTTTGGTAGTGTCGCCAAGTGTTGTTGAGAATGTTAGTGGTGTGCCAACCGATACGCCATTTAAATATAACGAACAAGTGCTACCCGACCTAACTGCCGCAACATGATACCAAGTGTTTGCAGTTACAGAACTTGCACCTGAATACACATAAGATGATGAACCACTAGGATAGTATTGAATTCCTGTGGCACTCATAATAACAATCCAATCTGTCGCCACATTGGAAACATAGTTGCCAATAATATCTTGTGTTCCTGTAACGCTATTGAAGTAAACCCAAAATTCAATTGTGTAATTTGCTTGAAATTGATAGCGATTGCTTGGCAATATTTTTAAGTAATCGCCTGTACCATCAAACGCAACACTACTACCGCCAAATTTACTTTGCGCAGTAGAAGTTTTGGAATCGCCAAGTGTTTCTGCATCGTTGAACATTGCACTATCGTAAACCGCACCGTTGCTTCCCAATAAAAGCAATGTTGTGTTTGTAACGGCTTGCAATGGTGATACGGGAGGGGCAAAGGCGGCTGTGTAAAGGGCTGTGCCGTTTACTAAACGCAAGTTAGAAATGTAGCCCGTGTAATAATTTGCAGTATCTTTATCTACACCTACACGCAAACCTGTAGCGTCTACTGTAGAACTATTTGTTGCAGTTTCAACGGACACGCCATTTGCATATAAAGTAATTGCAGAACCTGAACGAACTAATGCTAGATGCGTCCATACATTTGGGTTTATTGAATAAGTAGTAATCCATTGTGAACCACCAATGTCAATTCTAAGAATATTTGTTGAAGCGTTAAATATTATTTGCAATTGTCCTGATGCGCCGCCCGCTGTAGAAATAAAACCTGCGTAACTAGCGTGTGTTGACCAATATGCCCAAAACTCTACGGTAAAACTATTAGTTCCAAAATTCATTACTGCGCTTGAAGCACTAGTTAAATAATCACCAGTCCCATCAAAGTACATAGACCCACCATAAGTCGCGGGTGTATATGGCGCATCGGTGTTAGTAACTCCAAATGGGTTTTGTGTACGGGCGGCAACACTTCCATTAGCAGTAATTGCAAAATTGTTTGTGCTGTTATCAATGATTGTTGGCGATTGGCAAGTTAACAACGATGTGCCGCTGACTGCTGTTAGTGATGTTGTGGGCGGTGTAAATGAAGCGGTATAAAGTGCTGTGCCTTTTACAATTCTTAAATTAGAAATGTAACCTGTCATGTAAAAACCCGCAACATTAATGATAGAACCAATTGTTCCACCTGTTGTTGGTGAAAAGTTACCTGAATAAGTAACAGTAGCATTTAAAACGCCATCAATAAATAAACGAACAGTTGAGCCGCTTCTAGTTCCCGCAACATGAACCCATTGATTACTGGCGATTGTTCCACTTGAAATAGCAATACTTGCAACACCATCCTGTGAAATTTCAAGTGTATTTGAGTCAGTTCTTCTTAAAACCAATCCAGAATTACCACCGTAAGAATACCCCGCATACGAACCTGAATTTGTATGATAAACCCATGCTTCAATTGTGAAATCGCCCGTTCCATAAGCAAATGCAGAATTATTAGGAACATTTAAATTATTAGTTCCATTAAAGTAATTACTGTATGAAGTAGGCGTAGAAAGAATTGGCGAGAAAGGGCTAAAGCGTTGTGCCTTTGGATTTTGCGTACCAGTAATAGTAAAATTGTTTAGACTGTTATCAACAAATCTATTTGATTGGCAAGTCAACAACGATGTATTTGTAATAGCAGTTAGCGGTGCTGTTGGCGGGGTAAAACTAGCCGTGTAAAGTGCTGTGTCTTTAAGGATTCGCAAGTTAGAAATGTTGCCGTAGAAAGGCGCTTGGCTTACGGTGTAACCATATCTACCAATAAATAGTGCCGCAGTTTGAAGCATTTGTCCAGTATTGTTTGCGCTTCCACTTGCTAAAGTTAGTTGCGTACCATTTACAAATGCTCTTAAGAAACCAGAACTTCTAGTTAATGCAACATGATACCAAGTGTTCGGAACAAATGAAGTTGCCCAAGTTGGATAAGTTCCATTGGCAATTCCAATTTGAATTCTATTTGTGGTTATACCAAAGAAATCTGAATTTGCACCCGCATCACTACCAACAATTATGTTGTTGCTAACAGTAGTCGGATATATCCATGCTTCAATTGTAAAAGCGCCAGTTAAACGCAATGCCGCATTAGATGGAACAGTTAAATAAACACCATTGCCAGTTTCAACAGACCAGTTGCCGCCATAAGGGTTTAACGAACCTTGCGTTGTATTCCCTGCGCGAGTAATTGCAAGATTGCTTGAACTGCTGTCCAAGAATACATTGTTGTTTATTGGTTGATTTGTTTGGCAAGTCAGTAAAGATGTATTTGTAACCGCTGTTAGTTGTGTTGTGGGCGGTGTAAAGTCGGTTGTGTAAAGTGCTGTACCACTAATAAATCGCAAGTTACTGATGTTGCCAAAATAACCATATCCTGAACCGCCTGTATAGAATGAACCAATCTGTAAATAGTTATAAGTTCCAGTTTGATTTGTTAATGTTGAAGTTCCAGTTATTGTTTGTAAAACACCATTTACAAATAATTTGATTGCACCTGAACTAATAGATACTGCAATGTGAGTCCATGTATTTAATGGAATAACAGTATTGCCAGTTGCTGAATAACTACCGCTTGAATACCAATAAAAAGATAAGTTCCCACTTGGAGTAGGACCAAATCCCCAATATAAACTACCACTAGCGCCCATGTCGCCAAGCATACAAGCATTAGCATAAGTTTGTCGTTGCGTTTGATATATCCATGCTTCAATTGTCAAAGTGCTAGTAGATGTTATATATCCTGTTGGGATTACTGAATTAGTTGTTTGTAAATAATTGCTTCCAGTAAAAACTGTAGAACCATAAGTTGCAAAACTTGGGTTAGGTGTGAATGGTTGCAATGAATTTACAGTTGCATTTCCGTTAGCAGTAATTGCCAATGCGTTTGTGCTGTTATCAATGAAGCGATTACTTTGGCAAGTTAACAATGCGGTGTTTGTAATTGCTGTTAGCGGTGTAGTAGATGGCGTAAAGTTAGATGTGTAAACCGCTGTGCCGTTTACTATTCTAAAGTTTGACATATACCCGCCAATCGGGAAAGCAGTTGAATATCCCGCCCCAATGTACTTCATATACACAGTTGCTGATTGGGTAGGTGAAGTAACTGATTGCGAAACGCCATTTATGTAAGCGCTAACAGTAGTTCCTGAACGAACAATTGCAAAATGATACCAAGTGTTAGTGGCAAAGGTATAGTAAATACGAGGCACATCACCGCCCCCTAAAAAAAACTCAATGCCCGCCGCGTTTATAGAAATGTATTGACCCCCGCCACTAACAGATTGCCCACATATCATTTGATAACTAGTTTGTGCATTGACCAAACTAAACCAAGTTTCAATTGTGTAGTCGCCAGTTAAAGCAATTTCACTAGGTGCGTTTATGTAGTCAGTTCCCGCAATAAAGTAATTGCTGTAGTAGCCGCCCTCATTAGGGCTAAAGCCACTAGGCGTTGTATTGCCGTTAATTGTCACTTGCAAATTATTGGTGCTTGCATCCGTAACAAATGTTGAAGTCGGGGGGTTGCCCGTCAACAACAATGTTACATATTTAAAGAACGCATCGGTATTTAAAACCGCTGTAATCTTTTGCAAGAATTGACCAAAGCCACGCGAGGCCGCCGCGCCAAGTGAACCAATAATCGGCATAACAATCCTTACTTAAATTGTGTTTGTGAAGCTAATACTGTAAACGCCGCGCTACCAGTTTTGACAACGGTGTAAACGTAAGTGTCAATGCCACTTGCATTTCCCGAACTCCATGCAGTACCGCCTTGGTACTTCGGTGTAACCGATGAACCGTCAACTTGAACCGCGCTGTTGTAGTAAGCAGTAGAACCTTGTGTTACCAAGAACGCAACAGTCAATGATTGACCTGTTTGCATGATGCTATCCAAAGTCACGCCCGATGCACCAGTTAAGTTAACAGTCCAGTTAGCGGATGCGCTAGATGTGTAATACAAAACTGATTGGCTACGAATGTAATAAGCAATCGTGCCAGTCGCCGCGGTTGCAGAAACTGTTGCTTGCTCAAAAATAGCCATGTTGTGTTCAACAACACCACGCAAACGCGTTGAAAGAATTGATGTTGCACCAATCGTTACTTCATTAGACGCTGTTGCACTAGATGCGTTTGCACCTGAACCAATAACAATGTTATTAGCGCCTGATGTCGTAGTAAGTCCCGCCTGATAGCCAATAAAAGTATTGTTTACACCAGTCGATACATTACCCGCTTGATAGCCCAAGAATGTTTCAAACGCTGTTGCGTTGTTGGTTTCACCGTAAACAGTTCCTACTGCGGTTGGTGTGGCTACGCTACCACTACCCGCCGCGCCCGTAGGTCCTGTCGGCCCTGCAACCGTGCTATCCGCGCCCGTAGGCCCTGTCGCACCGCTTGCGCCCGTAGGCCCTGCAACGCCCTGAATACCTTGTACGCCTTGAATACCTTGTTCGCCAGTTGGGCCTGCAACGGTGCTTGCCGCGCCTGTCGGACCTGTCGGGCCTGCCACCGTGCTATCCGCACCCGTAGCGCCCGTTGGGCCTGTCGCCCCGTTAGTTCCCGCTGTGCCTTGTGGGCCAGTCGGGCCTGCAACACCCTGTATGCCCTGTTCACCTTGTATGCCCTGCGTGCCTGTCGGTCCGACATCGCCCTGAACGCCTTGCGCCCCTGTTGGGCCGACATTGCCTTGTGCGCCCGTAGGTCCTGTTACGCCTTGCGCACCCTGCGCCCCTGTCGGACCTGCCACGCCCTGTTCGCCTTGCGCCCCTGTTGGGCCAACATCGCCCTGCGCACCCTGTGAGCCTGTCGGGCCAGTTGGGCCTGCATTGCCTTGCGCCCCCGTTGGGCCTGTTACGCCTTGGATGCCCTGTTCGCCTTGTGCGCCCGTAGGGCCTGCCACGCCTTGTTGACCCTGTACACCAGTCGGGCCAACCGCGCCCTGTGCGCCCGTAGGACCTGCCGCGCCCGTAGGCCCTGCAATTCCTTGTTCGCCCTGAACGCCTTGTATGCCCTGCGGGCCTTGTGCGCCAGTAGGGCCTGCATTGCCTTGTGCGCCTGTTGGACCAGTCACGCCAACATCGCCAGTAGCGCCAGTTGCGCCTGTCGGGCCTGCTACGGTACTTGCCGCACCCGTTGGGCCTGTCGGGCCTTGCACACCCTGCGCACCATCAAGGTTAACAGTCCAATCTGCAAATGTGCCTGAACCCGTGTGGTTTGCAATGTCAACAACCAAAACACCCGTACCGCTGTTATACGAAATAACCGCACCGTGTAAATGCGTTGTGGTATCGCCGTTGTAACTAACGATGATGTTTTGCGCTTCGCTATAAGCCAAGCCTGTACCAACGGTAAATGATTTTTCACCGTTAGAAACTGTATTGCTTGTTGTGCTTGTTGTTAGGTATTTATCACCACTTGCGCCCGTAGCGCCCGTAGGCCCTGTCACGCCAATATTGCCCTGTGCGCCAGTCGGACCTGTCGGGCCTGTAACACCTTGCACACCTTGTTCACCAGTTGGGCCAGTATTTCCAATTACGCCCTGTCCGCCTTGCGAGCCTGTCGGGCCTGCCACACCCTGAACGCCTTGTTCACCTTGTGCGCCTGTAGGGCCAACCGCGCCCGTTGGGCCAACGCTTCCCGTTGGGCCTGCCACGCCTTGCGTGCCTTGCGCACCTGTTGGGCCGACACCGCCCGTTGGGCCTACCCCGCCTTGTGTTCCCGTAGGACCTGCCACGCCCGTTGCGCCCGTTGGGCCAACATTGCCCTGAACGCCCGTAGGACCTGTCACGCCTTGTGCGCCCGTGCCGCCCGTAGGACCTGTCGGACCTGTGCCGCCAGTTGGGCCTACGATTTGTCCACCATCAACCCACGTTGTGCCATTCCAAACATACAAGTGACCAATAGAAGAAACAATGTACGCATCGCCATCGGTGTTGCCAGTAGCGGGCAAATCACCAACGGTAGCTACTGCGCCCTTAACCACAATGCCTTGACCTTGTGCGCCAGTCGGGCCAGTCGCACCGCTAACGCCTGTTGGGCCAACATTACCCTGTACGCCTTGTTCGCCCTGAATACCTTGTGCGCCTGTCGGCCCTGCGCTTCCCTGTGCGCCTTGTGCGCCAGTTGGGCCACTAGCGCCCGTTGGGCCTGCCACCGTAGATGCCGCCCCTGTTGGTCCAGTCACGCCCTGTATGCCTTGCGTGCCTGTCGGCCCTGCCACGCCTTGCACGCCTTGTTCGCCTTGGATGCCTTGTGCGCCAGTTGGGCCTAAGTTACCTTGTGCGCCCTGTGTGCCTGTTGGCCCTGTAGGGCCTGCCACGGTAGATTGCGCCCCTGTCGGGCCTGTTGCCCCTGCGCTACCCGTTGCGCCCGTAGGACCTGCCACGGTTGAATCCGCGCCCGTAGGTCCTGTCGGTCCAGTAGTTCCCGCACCACCTGATGCGCCAGTAGCCCCTGTTGGGCCACTCATACCTGTTGGGCCAATCAGCGGGCCTGAATCAATCCATGGCATATCAATTACTCCAAATATAAACTGATGATGTTGAAGTCACATAATATGCTTCACCTGCTGTGCCTGTTGGGGGCAAATCCGCGGGGGTTGCTACAACACCTTGTAGTTCTAAACCTTGACCCGTTGCGCCCGTTGGACCTGCAGGCCCTGTTGCGCCATTGACCCCCGCAGGGCCTGTTGGGCCTTGTGCGCTACGGTCAACAACAACTACAACATTACTTGCGGGTTGTACTTTTACCTGTGTCATAACACCACCACCCCATCAGAACGAACCAAGAACAATAAGAAAATAATTAAGTCATCCGCGGGCGTAGTTCCTGTTGCGGGTAAAGAAACTTTTACGCGACCTGAATAGCCAACGGGGTCACTAGCGTTAATTTCTAACTCGGGGTCGGTTGCCATCAATGACCAAGCGCCCGCATCAATAACTAATGTGCAACTACCATTTAAAAGGTTTACGTTTGTAACCGTCAATGGAATTGCAGGGGGTGTTGGCGTGTAGTCGGAAATATCAAAGGTAAGCCCGTTACGGGTATCAATGATGTTTGACAATTGGCGGCGAACAATCTGCGCATCAATGGTTGCGCCAGTTAGATTTACGTTTGTGCTTGCGTTTGTTTGGAAAGTCAGATTCCAAAAGGTTTGTTGATCCCAAACCAATTCACCCGCTAGTATGGGGTTGTCGAACCCGCTTACTTGCGCAAGGGTATTCTTATTAAAGATGGCCATTGCCGTTCCCTAAACTTAGTTAGAACATCCGCGTTTCACGCGGGGTAATGGTGTAGTGTATTGTTGGAAATTTTAACCGCCCATGTAAATACACGCAATCTGTTTTACTTCAGTTGGATTAGAAAATGTTACCGCTTCGCGCGATTTGGCAATTGTATAACTGTAAAAAACATCGTCAGATTGTTTCATGCCTTTGCCTGCAATATCGCTTGCAACAATAAAATCTCCAACGGCAATGTCACCACCTTGCCCGCATACATTGATTTTGCCCTCGCCAATAGCATTTACGCCAATTGGTCTGTAAGTTTCGTACACATTAGAGTATTCGGGTTTCATAACAAAATTGTTAATGCAACCTTGCTCACCTTCTATGTAATAGCCTAGTGATGCAGGCACAAATCCATTTCCACAAACACCAGTAAATACTCCAATAACACCTTTTTGATTTGCTGTTGTTGAAACAGTCATTTGTGTTATTGAATCATTAACATTTGGTGCGGCAAACATTGCAACATCAATCATTAAATCCCCAACTTGCGGGATATCCTCTGTTAATAATTGCAATCCATCGTGACCCGCTGTAAATGGGTATGCCGCCCCTGATGTAATGTAGTAAGCATAAGAAACCCCACCTGTATAAAAAGCCAAATTTATTTCAGCAGTTGGTGTAACATCTTGCAAATAATCTGCACCACCAGTTTGAAAAGTTCCTCCAGATAAACCAGTCCCTAAATATGCCGCATTTTTATATTTAGAAATTGTTGAATTATTTCCAGAACCTACTGCAACAATAGCACCAATACCTGATGAAGTGGTGTTTGTTGTGCCTGCACCAATAGCATAACCATTTCCAGTATTTGCCGCCAATATTCCGTAGTATGTAAAATTAGAAGTGGTAAATGCACCACCTCCAAAATACCCACCAATTGCAGAACCAGTTCCAAGACCAAAAGTTACATAATTGTTAAATGTAGAACTTGTATTATTTTCAATTTTATTAACTGATAGTGTGTCTGCCGTGATTGCACCACCATCAATAAATGTTGTTGTAGTGCCTCCCGAACCAATGGAATTAGAAAGGTTGGTGAATGTAACCAACCCATTCAAATTTTGCCAAGTAAATACTGTACTGATGGTTTCAGAATATGCACCGCCATAAGTTGCTTCTTGAAATACAACAAGCACCGCCCAATATTTATTGTTTTCTGATGTTGTTGAAACTGCGCTTGGATTAAATGTAGTACTCCAACCGCTTGCCGTTATGCTTGCAGTTTGTGTTGCAAAGTCATACGCAACTTGTGCAGTTGTCGGTGCGGTTGGCGCAGTTGATTGCCCTGTGTTGTAATAAAAATAAACTTGTGCATTACGAGGGCCAGTTGCGCCAGTAATACTAGAACCAGTAGGGCCAGTCGGCCCGCCATTTCCAGTTGGTCCAGTCACGCCCGTAGGCCCTGTTATGCCAGTAGGCCCTGTTATGCCAGTCGGACCAGTTGCACCGTTTTGAAAACTTAATGTGGGCGAACTCCAAGTTAACGATGAATCTGTACCTGTTGTTCCTTCAATAGACGCAACACTTCTAGATGTGTAAACGGGGTTTGTGCCAGTAGGAACATAGGAAAACCAATTTGTAGGGGCAGTTAATGTTTGTGTGGTGAAGTTATAACTACCGCCCGTTGGTGTAGTGGGTGCTGATGTCGCCCTAATGTAAATTAAAACTTCAGCAACGGATAAGCCACTTGTGCCTGTTTGACCTTCAATTAGTATCGGTGTTTGCCAAGTGTAATTTGTGCCAGTTCCCGTATTCGTACCTACTGATGACCAAATTGGGTCAGAACCCGCGGGTACGGAATTAACATCAGAATACCAAGTTGCAGGTGTTGAAACTGATGGCGATGGGGTAGTTGGTTGTGTTGCAGAACGCTTGAAAATAATATCTACAGAATCGCCACTACTGCCCGTTGGCCCAGTCACTCCCGTAGGCCCTGTTGTGCCAGTTGGACCAGTATTTCCCGCCGCGCCAACAACTACCGCGCCACTAAATTCTGTAGAAGCAATAGTGTCCGTTGAACCAGTTGAAAAAGCAGTTGCTTGTCTTTCCCAAAGATATTCACCAACAGTCAAATTCGGCGCAGATTGCGACCAACCGTTTAATGTGCCGCCACTTAAAACTGCTGTTGAAAACGTATATGTAAATGTACCTGTTGGCGATGTCGGCGCTGTAACCGCGCTTGTATTTTTATTAAACAAACTAACAATCGCCGTATTAGCACCATTTGCGCCCGTTGCACCCGTTCCGCTAATAACTTGAGGCGTAGAAAATTCAGCCGATGCAACGGCATCAGTTTCTGATGAATCAACAGCAGTAGCCAATGAAAGAAATAAATATTCCCCTGTTGCTATTGATGGCGGCGTTTGTGACCAACCATTAAATACACCACTAGGATATGTGCTAAGAACACCAGTACTAAATGTGTAGGTAAATGTTCCGCTAAATAAAGCGGGCGGGGTTGTCGATGTATTTTTGTTATACAAATAAACAGTTGCGCTGTTTAGTCCTGTTGTGCCTGTCACACCAGTAGGGCCAGTAACGCCCGTTGGACCTGTAGCGCCATTTTCAAAACTTAGCGTTGGCGCACTCCATGTTAGTGTGGTATCTGTGCCTGTAGTCCCCTGAACCGATGCAACGCTACGCGATGTATAAACGGGCGCAGTCCCCGTAGGCACGGATGAAAACCACCCCGATGGTGCAGTTAGTGTTTGCGTTGTAAAGTTATAACTACCGCCTGTTGGGGTAGTTGGCGTAGATGTAGCCCTAATATAAATTAGTACTTCAGCAACGGATAAACCGTTTGAACCAGTTTGCCCTTCAATTAAAAGTGGCGTTTGCCAAGTGTAATTTGTGCCAGTTCCTGTATTTGTTCCAACGCATGACCAAATCGGGTCAGCCCCCGCAGGGACGGAATTAACATCGGAATACCATGTTGCGGGCGTTCCTACCGATGGTGATGGCGTTGTTGGTTGGCTTGCTGAACGTTTAAAAATAATATCTACAGAATCGCCACTACTGCCCGTAGGTCCTGTTACGCCTGTAGGCCCTGTCACACCCGTAGGGCCAACCGTTCCCGTAGGGCCTGTAGAACCAGTAGGGCCTGAACCCGATGGGCCTGTTGGACCGCTTGCACCCGTTGGACCAACGCCCGCTACGGGATTCCAAACAAACGCAGAACTTATTGGGCTTAGTGTTGATGTAGTTACATCATTTCCAACATTGTAGGAAAAGTAATAAGTTCCAGAATTTAGGGTGATGTTTGAAAAAGTGTAATAAGAACCGTTGGTAACGGGTTGCCCATCAGTAGTAGATGCGCTTGTTACTAACTTCCAATCGCCCGATGATGGCGTTGCGCTAGTTGTCCAAAACAAATTACCAAATGTCACGCGCCCTGTTGTTGGCACAAAAACTTGAACATTGATATATGGAATAGTCGCGGTTGGGTAGCCTGTAACTGTAGGTGCGGCTAATGGTGAAAAATAACTTACTGATGCCAAACCTGAATTAGAAACGGGTGCAAATTGCGTAATGGTTGCATTGTCATAAACTGATGCGTTGTACTCTGACATTTCTAATTGTGCGCCTAGCGAACCATCAGGTAACGATGCTTCGTTAACTTTCATCACACGGAAAAGTTTTGCGTTCCATCCGTAATCGGTATTGGTAACGCTAACCACTTGACCCGCATCAACTTGGATGCCGTAGTAAGTAGTGCTGAATGAAACAATTAAATCTTCGCGGGCTTGTTCCAACAAACGATTGGCAAGGTATTGCGCTTGCACCGAATCGTTAACCATATCGTAAGTAATTGAATACTTGTTAACGGGTTCGTTGGGATACAGTAAACCGCTAGGTGTTTCAATGTTGACAAACGCGGCTTGGTCGCGGTTATCTTTGAACGGGAAACGCGCTTCAACTTGGTTAATTGACGATGTAATGTCGGTTGCACTAACGCGAATTTCGCCAATGATGTTGTCATCATCAAACGCATACGCTGTAGATTCTGCTTTGTTGACCACCACCGACCATTGACCTAATGCGGCGTTGTATGTCATCCATGAATCACACGCCGACATAATGCGGTCGATATTAGAAAGAACTGATTGCCCCGCATCTAACACACCGTTAATTCTGTAACGCGCTTGCGTATCAGGGTTGCCATCAGAATCGGTAAAAGAAATTAGTTCATCGCCATAAGTGTTTAAGGCGGTTGCGCTTGCGCTGTTTACAAACGCCGTATCTACTGCGCCGCCATAAACTGTACTTGTGATGTAGTCATACCAAACATCGCCCGCTTTGGCTACGCCCGTGCCATTCAATGTATGGCTTACATGAAATGTGATGGGGGAAAGTTGTGTAGTGTCGGCATCACGGTTGTAAATCATTTTTACAATCGCAAACGCCAAACCGTTCATTTGTCGTGTGCCTGTCCAACGCTGTGCAACCGCAATGTCAGAACCGCCCATTACGGTGCTAGGCGCTGATGCGCCGTTTGTAGATGTAATTACACCTGCCGCGGTAGATTTATAAAGATTGATGTAAAGGTTGCCGCTAACCTTTGTGTTTACATTCTCTGCGCCATCAGTTAGGCTAACTACTTTTGTTGAATCTGCGCCCGTTCCAAAAGTAATTTTTCTATCGCCAAAATACATATCGGTTGTATCGTATGTAAATTGACCATTAGGGCTAATGCTTGAAATAGCCAAAACATAATACATTGTTTTTTGATCTTCGGTTAGTACCGCATCAATGAATGTACCGCCCATGTACGCATCGCCATAAACAATAGGAATTGCGTTTACTGCGCTTGGGGGAACTTGTTGGCGAACGCCCATATCCTGTTGCTTTTCAGGATTGTCGGCAAAGATTCGCGTAACAACATAAGAAACAGCAAAGTTAACGGCAAAGGTTGCCATTGCTGTTGAAAAACCAATTAGTTCTAAACCCGCAATTAAAGTTGCAACCATTTTTATTCCCTAACAAAAGTTGCGCCAAGTGCTTTGTAGCCCCTGCGCGTGTAATCAATCAACGGGCCACTAGCAGAAATTGAAGTGCAAACAATATCTACTTCACCCATCTTTAACATATCTTGTGCGCGTTCATCAAACGCTTTCCAAAGCCTACCACCAACCGTTCCATTGCGATATTCAGGTTCTACCCACCACAAAAGTTCGTTTAACTCTTTTACTTTTGGCGACCAAATGTTAGAAGTTTTGTAAGCGATGATTGCACCGCGCAAATGCGTATCCACATAAATGAACCCACGCCCTTGAATGATGCTGAACAATAGTTCTTCAACATAACGGGGAAAGTGGTTATGCGATTGACCAAGTTTTTTAATTGGGTTTTCATAAGCGTAAGCCTCTACAATTTCTAACAATCTTGGTATGTCGTATCTTGTTGCTTGTCTTATCATTTAATCGCCACCGCCATCAAATGCAATTGTTGTTTCGCTTGCTTGTGTTTGCTTCATTGGCGGTGCGCCAAAATCAAAATACTGGTTTGATATTTCAGCAACCCTATCCATCGATGTGTCGTTAGAATAAATAAATTGCCAGTTACTTTGATTTGTCTTTACGCCCGACAATCTGTTTTCCAAAATGCGGCGCATCGATGAACAAGAAATAGAACAAGTTGCAATCCTAGTTCTTGCTTCGCTGTTGAAATCTTCGGTGATTGAAACGCTGTTAATGATGCCTTGGTAGCGTTTAAAAAACTGCGTTGTTGGCGTAGTAATGATTTGGTTGTTTGAATCAAAGAACCCGCGCCAAACTTCTACCAACGAACCTTTAATGTCGTTGCTAAGAATGATGCCTACATTGGTTGGGTCAATACCCGTCAATGCAATAGTCATGTCATCCGATGTTGCCTTAATGTCGCGCTGAACATCACCAACACTTAGCAACGCGCCAAGATTGGAAAAGGTAATGCCGCTAACCGTGATGGGTGCGGCGGCGTTGCAGAATGTGTAAACCGTTGCCGCATTGCCTACGGTCAGGCGTACAAATTCCGCGTGATTGATTTGTGAACCAGTTACGGCGTTTATGGTTGTCATGTTATGTACTCACGGAAAACAAACGGGGCATCCCATTGGACAAACGCGCCATCCGTCATTGGGTTAAGTGTATAGGTTGGGCAAGATTCTGCAACAACCGTAAATGTACAAGCATTACCTAAATAAACCGTTGTGCCTGATGATGGCGTACCAATCAGCGGGCGGTTAATGCCTACTGATGAACCTGCGCTATCCGCGGTTACTTTGTAGGTGTACCCGTTAATCATAATGAAATCGCCCGCTTTAAATGTACCGTTAGAAGTCAAGGCAAGCGTTTGCGTATTAGCCGCGGGCGTACCGTTCAGCGTAGCCGCTGTAGCCGTACCGCGCATTTCGGTAAACCACGAAAGGTTTGAATTATTAAAGGTAATTGTTTCGGGTAGTTGCCTATCTTTGTTGTCGATAGATTGGATTACATCCCGAACTTGTGGATAGTAAAGGTACGCATGGGGTTGAATCGTGAACACCCAAGGCACGGCAGTTAAGTATTGTGCAACGGTGATGTAACCCGAACGCGCTACCTGTTGTCCAACCATGCGGCGATTGTTTACCGTCATGGATTGCTGAATGTTAAAGATGGTTTGAAAACTCATGCGCGACCCCTGTTAACCGCCAATGATTTATTAGCGTACTGATTTGCCGCCCAAATCGCATTAGAACTACCGTACAAGCGTTCTTCAAACGATTTGGTATCAATGGCGTTAATGTAGTTGTTTGTGATGTTTGTAGAGCCGCCCGCGCCCGCTAAAGCATGGTTGGGAATTACCGTGCCTGATGAACGGGGAACAAACAGTTCAGGCCCGCGTTCACCAACCACATAAGGCGTATTGGCATTAGCAGAACCGCCATCGGCTAAAAAGCCGCCAATGTCTTGATTGCCAAAAGCGTTTCCAGTACCAAAGCCACCGCCCGCGTACATACCAAACAAAGATTTAAACAAACCTGTTGCTGATGCTTTTAGTTGAATGGCAATCAAATCTTGAATAATGCTACGCGCCAAAGATTTAAACGATAACTTGCCCGTGCGAACAAAATTATCCAATGCGCTTTCCATGTTGCCCATTACGGATTGAAAAGCCTTTGCACCGTTTTCCAAATCAGTAGGCATATCACGGAAAAACTTAGCACCTTCTTTTAAGAAGCCTTGTTCGCCTGTGCCTTCGCGTTGCGCTTTAACCGCTTGGTTTTGTGCGCGTAGGTAGCGTTCTGTGGCATCAGCTAATGCGTTTTCACGGTCAACTAATTCCTTCTTCGCATCTTTATCTAAAAGATTGTTGCGGTTAATTTCTTGAATAGCGTCTAAACGCTTTTGTTCTGCTATATATAAATCTTTTGTCAGTTGCGCATCTTCCGACCGCATATCTTTTGTTTTTTGGTCAATGAATAGCAATTGATTTTTAATATCTAATTCTTGCTGTTCTTTTTCAATACGCTTTGCCGCGTTTGTATATGCCGCAACTTCTTGACCTTCAATATCAAAAAGTGTTTTAGCGTATTTTTGCGCCTCACGGTTTGCATCGTTAATTGCTTTTATTCTTGCGCGTTCATCTTCTGCGGCCTTACGCTTTCTTTCTCTTTCTGCGGCTTCGGCTTTACGCTTTCTTTCTTTTTCTTCAGCATCGGTTACATCGCGCCCTTTATCAACAATTGGTTTTGCATTTTCAGTTCGGCTTTCATCAACA